AATACCTCTGACACAGCGCCAGTTCCTGCCCGTACTGCCTACGCTCGAAAGGCGTTGCGACGGAGCCGACTTCAAGCTGCACGCCGGTCAGGTAGAAGGTAGCGCCGTTGGTTCCGACAACGGAAACAGCACCTGACGCGCTGGTTTTATATCCGGCTTGCCAAGAACCAGCTGTACCTTGCAAAGTTGACCCAGCGCCGAGCGAGAAATCAATTCCGCAACCCGTGCCGTTGTTCGTAAGCCATGTTCCGGTTACGTCGCCGGAAATCGTGATTGTCTTGTACTCCCACGTATTTGCGGAGTTGACGGTGTACGTGAAGACGTAAGAACGGTTCTGCGCCGAGTTCCAGAGGCCGCCCGCAAACGTTCCAGTCAGGCTCGACCGGACCCAAAAGGACAACGTGACGGTTGCCGCTCCTGCCGCACCCCATCCGAAGTCAGCGAGGTTGTAGCCCTCGACCTTGTGACGCATAGCATAGGTGTCACCCGCCGCAACGGCGTAAGCCGAGGTTGTCGTAAACCCGACGTAGTTTGTGAAGCCGGAAGGTGGCGTCACGGCCCCGGCATTTTGCTGCCAGTTGCCTTTGGAGCCATTCGACGCGATGGACTGAAAACGGTCTACCGGAAACGCACCGTCAGTTCCGCTAATGCTCGCCCCCGCATTACGCTGATCGATCCGCATGTCGCCGTTGATGATGCGGTTTCTTAGGAACGAGGACGCCATCGCCAGCGTACCGGCACCCGTGACGTTGCCGCTGCTGTCGAGAACCAGATTGTTCGACGCCGAAGACGGGTGCTGAAGGTTGATCGTCTTGATCGTGCTCATGGATCAGCCCTCGTACAAGATGTTGACGGACCCGGCGTCGAAGGCGTCAGTGCCGTTGGATGACGTGATGCGGATACGATCAAGCGTGCCGCCAAGCGTCTTGTTGCCGCCACCGATATGCGCCGCAGTCGTATTCGTCAGCCCGCCGCAGTAAGACATCGCCCAGACGTTGCTACCAAGCGTTGCAATCGTGGCAATCCCAGCAGTGATGTTGGCGGTCGCATTCATATAGAGAATGAACCCAGCCGTTGAACTGGCACCACCGACTACGTTTCCAGTCACAGCGTGGACGGAAGCGCCAAGGTACCCGGTCGATTCAATCCCGCTGGACGTTCCCAACTGGATCAGTATTTGAGCGGAGCCGTTCAAGCTGACGCCATTCAGCATGACGTTGATCCGCCGCACCCACGACGGAATGCCCGTGAAGTCGATAGACGTTCCGCTCGTCGTGTTCTGCGCCGTCGCCAGCGTCAGCTTCTGCGACAGCATGGTCGGCGTAACCGTGCCGCTGTCGGCGGTCGTGATGACCGTGCCGTTCACGTCTGGCAGCGAGAGCGTGCGGGCGGAGGCCGTGGTCGGCTCTTGGAGCGTGACGGAGCCGCCGCCGGAGGAGTTCAGCTTAAGGCTCATCCAACAATCTCCATGACGGTAATCGTGCTGATCGTGCGAATCCCCGTCGCGCTGTTCGCGTCCGTCACGCTGCGATTGATGGTGATCGGATTAGTTGCGGACTCACCGCGAGCTTGCAGCTTGTAGGTCGTCGCGGAAGTCGTGCCGGGACTGTCGAGAAACGTCATGCTGAAAGGCCAGAGAGCGTTTCCGTCACCGCTGTGGTTCAGTGCGCCGACCGTTCCGACCTGCCGACTTCCAGCCGCGTCTCCGATCCCGATTGCCGTGCTGCCGCGCACGATCTGGATCATGCCGATATTGGCGTAGGCTGCATGGACATGCATGTGGATCAGGATTTTGTTCGACGCAGACGACGGCGTGATCGTCACGCTCAGACCTGTGATATCGGTATAAGACGCGCTGCTGATGGATTGCGTGTCGGTCTTCGTGGTCGACAAGACTTGCACGACCGCGCCCGCCGCCACTTTTGAAGCAGTGACTGCTCCGTTTGCGATGTCGTCCGACGTGATGCTGGAGTCGGGCAGACCGCCCGCCGACAGACCCGTGAGAGTACCGCTGCCGTTGATGGTGATTGGCATCTGTTACCTCACACGATGGTCCACACCGAACCGCTGGGAACGGTCACGGTGATGCCGGAGTTGATGGTGATCGGCCCTGCCGACATGGCGTTCTTGTTGGTCGTGATGGTGTAGTTGGTCGTCACGGTCTGGCCGTTCTCGACAAAGATGTCGTCCGAGCCGCCACCCGTGGCACCACCACCGACAGAACCCCACGCCGTGCCGTTGTAGCCTTCGAACTTGGCAAGCGTGGTATTGAACCGGAAATAGCCCGTCGAAGCCGCAGGACGCTCTCCGGTCGTACCAGCCGGAACATCTGCAGCACCCGTCAGACCACCGACCTTGGCAACGAAGCCCGTACCGGAGACATAGGCCGCAACCCAGATCGACCCGGTGTAGACCTTCATCACGCCATCGACGCTGTTGAAGTACAGCGCACCGGCAACCAGCGGATTGCCGTCATTGTCGAGCGTCGGATCGCTGGTCTTGGCTCCCAAATAGCGATCATCGAAGTTGTCGAAAGCGGCCAGCGTGGAATCACGGGCAGACTCAGCAGCAGTCTGTGCGTTCTGTGCCGCAGTCGCACTGGATGCCGCGTTGCTGGCAGAGGTCGATGCAGAAGACGCGGACGAGGCAGCATTGCTGGCGCTGGTCGAAGCCGCAGACGCAGACGAAGCGGCATTCGAGGCAAACGTCGAGGCACTGCTGGCCGACCCCGCCGCAGCCGAAGCAGAAGAGGCGGCGTTGCTGGCACTGGTCGATGCAGATGAAGCGGACGATGACGCAGACGATGCAGACGACGCGGCAGCAGAAGCAGAGGATGAAGCGTTGCTGGCAGACGTGGACGCCGCAGATGCAGATGCCGCAGCATTCGTGGCATAAGTCTGCGCGTTGGCGACATCAGAGACGCTAGGACCGGCTACCGGGTTTCCGCTTGCATCGAACGCAAGCGTCTTGCTGGCACGGGTAGCCGCAACCGGCAGAACCATATTCAGCGTGCCGCCGTCCACCGTCGCTTCGGGGTCGTATGGCGGTGCCTTCAGCGTGCGCTTGTTCTCTTCCGCAAGCTGCTGCGTCATGATGATGTTGGCGTCCAACTGCTCATTGAGCGAGGACGCGGCCAGATCACCAGCGGTCACGAAGTCGGTCGTGCGCTGGATTGCACGCGCGCCGATGATCGTAATCGTGTCGGAGCTGGTAGCAGCGACTACCAAAGTAATCGAGCCCGTGCCGTTCGTGCCGTTGATCGTCACCGTGTAGTCGGTGGTCAGCGTCAGAAGCGTCGAGTTCTTGTAAACTACGATGTCGGTCTGGACGAGAATCGGGAAGGTGAAGGCATACGGCCCGACACCCGCCGAGCCGGAATAGACCTTACGCCTAGTGACGGCAGTGATGGGGTAATCAGCCATAGCTCACCTCGCTGATAGACTTATACTGATTTCCGGTCGATCTCGCAAACAACGTCATTGCGCGTACTGACTCGGCGGGAAGATGAACGACTGCGAGTTCTCGCGCTGCACTCGTTCTTCCATCCGTTTCAAGTAACCTGGATTCAGCGACTCTTGAATTCGATAGACGACAAGATAGTCCAGCGCGGCCTTCGTGTAGAACAGATTGGCAAACGGCGTGTTATTCAACGCAACTCGCAGAGCCTGACCGGCAAAGTCGTCACCGGACTTGGCGCGACCGAACAAGTCCATCACGTCACCGACTGTAGCGAAGGTCGGACCCAACAACGTGCCGAGTGCGCTTTGGCCGTAACGGTTCTTCATCTCACCGAACAGGAAGTCACCGAAGATGCCGAGACCACCGCCTTGCAACATCGCGGCCTGTACCAGTTTGGCGTATTCCGCCGGGGTTTCCGGCGTGCGCGGTTCACGGCCCTTGATGATTTCCTTGGCCGTCATAATCCCGTAGCCGAACAACGTAGACCACACGAACAACTGTGCCATGCCGAGCATTTCGCCGTTGGTGTTCTTCAGTGCATCCGACAGCGTATCGGCTCCGCGTCCGTAGACCTCGCGTCCGATGACCTTTTGGACAAAGGCGACCGGGAACGACTTGAACTGACCGATGAAACGCAGCAATTCGCCCTGTACGGTTCCAGGCTGCGTGCCTTGCAACAGAAGCGCCCGCGTCTGCGCATCTGGCTCCAGCACCGCATATGACGCACGGTCGGAGAAGTATGTGCGGAACTGCGACACTACCTCTTCACGCAACTGGCGTACGGCATAGTCGCTGGGCTTCTTGCCCTGTGCTTCAAGATACGCGACGAACTGCGCATCCGGCAGATCTCGGATGGTATCCGGCGTCAGATAGCTGCGACCATCGGCAAGCTTCTGCGGCGCTGAGCGAATGATGTCCCACTTGCCCGCATCGATGCCGTACAACGACAGCACGCGCGAGAAATCTTTTGGAAGAGCGTCAAAGGCCGCGTCGGCCAGCGATCCGGCATGATGCGAAAACGACCGCACAGTCGCCGCCCGCAGCGTATCCGTCCACCACGTCAAACCGTTGGCCTTGAAGAACAGTTGCTGAAGACGTGAAATCGAACCGGGCAGATTGTCAGCCGGGTCGAAGCGGGCCGAAATGCCGTCTCGCATTCCTTCGAAGAAGACCGGAAGTGCCGCGTCGATCTCGCGCATTCCGGCACGGTTCTGGCCGCGCGACAGACCGGCTATGGCCTCGCCCATGCCGCTAAACATATCGCCAGCGCCCTGATAGCGCATTTCGGCAGCAACTGCCACCAAGTCCTGTGCCGAGGCGATCAGCGCACCGCCGAGCTTGGACATGTTCTGAAAAGCACGCACGCCGGAACTGACTTGTGCCGCAACGCTGGCGACCGGGATGTTGGTAGTGCCATCAACTGCGGCAAAGTAGTTGTCCAGCATCGCGCCGGGTCGAACGTCGCTCAAGAACTGCGCCTTGATGGTCGGGTCTTTGATGTCGTCCCTGACACGTTCGATCAGACGATTATACACATCGCGCGGATTCGGTCCCAATTTACGCATCAAGCCAATGTTCTGCGCCGACGTTTCCATCGTGCGCAGCGTTGCATCCATGATGCCGCCGATACCGAACTGCGTATTGTAGTCGAACCAGTTGTCGGCATCTTTGAAGTGAAGCACACGTTCCGCGCTGGCGCGCTTGCCGAGATTGAACGTACCGCCCTTGAACCCGGTGATTTCGTCTTTGGCTTTGCGATGGTCGCCAGACACGATGTTGGCGTAGATAGCTTGCAGTGCCTCTTCGGGATCGCGCCCGTCCGCAAAGGTCCGCGCCATGTCCAGCTTCGGCATGATGGCATCGCGCCATGCCTGATAACCGGCAGTCCGCAGCTTGTCGGAATCATGGCTCTGCTTGACGATGTAGCCGAGTTCCTTGCCAATGTCGGCACCGGCATCGTTATACTGCTTGCGAACAACCTCTTGCCACTTGTGCAGGATCTTGGCGATCTCCATCGCCTCATCAATCCCGGCATAGGGAGTGGCATTCGGGTTGTCGATGGTGAACAGCGCCCGCGAAATCTCGCGGTCCAACGCGCCGTCCTTCATCACCTTCAGCAAGTCCTTGGCTTCCAGATCGGTCAGCAAGCCGCCGACGTAGCGGATCAGCAATTCTTTTTGCTGCGCGGCAACAGAGAAACGCGAACCATCACGCACCAGATTTGTGCCGACCATCATCGCCTTCAGACCTTCGCCGGGATCATTCGGGAAGTTGGTCTTGATGAAGTCGTAGGCTTCCGCACCCTTACGCAGTGCAATGGCCGCGTTGCGCTTTTCGATGAAGGCTGCACGCTTCAACTTCTCAGCCAGATCGCGGGCTTCCTTGGCAAGGACCTGATCGGACGATTCGAGCGTGGAAGATGCAGCCGCTAGCTTCTCGCGCCGCTGCAGCGTCGTGAACAGTTCATCCAATTCGTCGTCGCTGAACTTGCGACCAGCAGCCGCCTCGACTTCCGCGATGCAGTCTTTGAAGGCCATCAGAATCCCCTACGAATGATGCACGATGCAGCCGCTTCATACCCACGACCAGCGGCTTCGGTATCAGCGATCAAGTCATCGTACTTCTTCATTTCGGCATCGGCCATGTCGCGCACGCCGAGAGTATCGGCAACGCGCTGCAACTCGGCCTGATGGAACTCAATTTCTTTCTGCAACGATTCAATAGTCTGATCGACGCGCGTTTCTTCATAGATGCGGTTGCCGAAGATGACCGCATCCATATCAGCCAGACGCATGTTCTCGGGCCGGAACGATTGACGCGCCTTCTCGTATTCGCGCGCGAACTTAACCGACTGAAGATCGCGGTCGTACTGTTTGTTCAACGCATTGATGCTGCGATCTTCGCCAAGACCCAGATCGACCAAAGACGGGTTCTTTTTGGCCGCGTCGATCAACTGCTTCGGCGCATTCTCAACCAGAGCAAAGCGCATCTCACCGTTGTCCATGAACGGGACGACGGATATATCTCGGTCGCGCAGATCAGTGATACCGACCTTCGCCTTTTCAGCAGCACGGGCCGTATCGAAAGCCATCGGCGTGCCGTCAGGACGACGCACCGGCTGCGCGTCGAACGGACGCATCAGCACAAAGCTGCCATCGGTCTGCGATTGAACGACCAAATCCTCGCCCGTGCGGCGCAACAAGCGGTCGCGGACCTTTTCCGCCTCGTCCAACGTGGCATAGGTCGGCAGTTCGCCAGTCTTGGTCACAGCACCCGTCATCACGCGGGACGGCGGTTCGATCATCTGCGGATTGACCGCAGCACCGATCATATCTTGCGTCTGCGTAATGCCGCCGGGGATCGGCGTATCGCGCATCGGGACAATGGAGGTAGTTTCCAACGCCCGCGTGCGGACATCTTCAAAGCGCGGATCAAGCCGCAAGAAGCCGTCCACGTCGATGTTGCGACCGGACAGCGCCTGAGACAGCGCGTTGCGTATCGCATCGTTGCGCGTTTCAGGCGCAACGCGGTTCAGCGCTTGCGGAAGCGGAGCATCAAGCGGAGTCGCATCACGAATCGTGGCATTGCGGGCGAACGCATCGCTGAGAGCGCCGACACCGGCATGGAGACCGCCGCCGAAGATCGTTCCGAATGCAACGGACTCAAGGAAGTCGGTCGAGTTGTAATCTGCCTGTTCATAGAAGGCGACCGGCGCAACGATAAGACCTTCCGTCAATGCCGTACCGACAGCACCTTCGACGGCACCGACACGCGCCCGCACGGCGGCACGACCGAAGCCGCTACCCGCATTCGCCAGCATCGACGTATAGCGGGTCTGACCGTAGACCGGGATAAAGGCCGACGCGACGTTGATCGGGTCGAGCAATGATGCGCCGAGAGATGCACCGAGATTGATAGCGCCGGGAATGAAACCGTCAGGACCGCGTTCGATGATGCTCTGACGGCGCATCTCATTGTTTTTGCGGTCGATCAGAAGGTTGAGAACATTTTCTTTGATTCCGCTGTCAGGGACGGTGAGTTTGACATTAGCTTCTGATACGCGGCGTCGTGCCTCTTCTGCACTAAGGAGTGGCGATTCCTCGACGTACTCTGCATAAAGCTGAGTAGCGCCACGAAACAGAGAAGAAGCGGGGCTACGGACAAAAGTTTCCGCAGCGGTTGCATCTGCAGCAGTAAGTGTGCTGACAGGAAGCTCTTCGATAAAGACCGTACGTGTATTGTCCTCAGTATAGATCGGCATTTACTCTGCCTTCTTCTTCGGACGGACAACAAGGCCGCGATACGGAACAGTCGTAACATAGACTTCTTCCTGTAGCTGCGCCCAAGTCCAGTTGTAAGGCTTTCCATCTTTGCCTAGCACGACTGAACCCGTTGCATCGTATAGCCGCACTCCTGTCTCGTCGGGATTGGTCACGAACCGACCGCTGAACTTCAAGCTATCATAGTACTGACGCTTGCGCTCATCTTCCGAAAGATTGCCGACCGAAGCGGGAATGGCGAACTCGAAACGCTGCAGCGAATTGCGCGTCTTCACCACGTTCAACGCCATGCCGTCCAGCCCTTCGACATTCTTGGGGATGCGGATCGTGTCTCTGTCCGTCGAGATGAAGTTGTACGCTCCGTCGATCACGTCGCTGACGGCCTTGCGCGCGGCATCGACCGGAGCCATGCCCGCACTGGCGACGTAGTATTTGGCGATCTCTTCTGCGGCTTTCGTGTAGTCCGACTTCTGCTTGATACCGCCATTGACCAGATCAAGGCTGCGATAGAAGTCCGTCATTCCGCTGGTGACGTTCTCACTGATCGTCTTCTTCGCATCGGACGGCAGAATGGATTCGGTCTTCTTCTGCTGGTCCTCGCGCGTAGCCTTGATGAGCGTTTCTGCGGCGACACGCTGTCCGAAGTTGGTCAGATTTGCGGCGACATTGATCGTGCTGGGAAGCTGACCGGCAAGTTGCCGCTCCACGACGGGCCACGTCGGACCCCAGATCGCCGCCTGTTCCTGAAGAAAGGCT